ACGGGATTTTTTTCCGCTTCAACGGATTTGTAAACGGTTCCCCAATCTCTTAACATTTGCGACGGGGTAAAACAAACGTGGTTGTCAATCTTTATTATTTGAATCAATCCCAAATTTTCCAAATTCTTATAAAGCCGCCTTAATGTATCAACTTTATTTGGTAAAATCGGGCAATAAACAGATATGTTTTTATAATCTGCCATGTAGTAAGGTTTCCCGGCATATTGTATTGGATTTTGCGCCAACAAACCAAAGAAACATGACGCTAAAATGCTTTCCGTTGGGTTTAAATCTAAAACCCTTGAACGTACTAAATCTAAAATTAAATAACTTCTTTCGTTCATAGAATGAAAAAGCCCGTAATTCCGGGCTACCACACACCGGAAAACGGGCTTTGTGCTAATATTAGCAAATATCTTGCAAACGGTGGTAGTCGTTTGTTTCATGCCGCAAATATAGTGTTTTATTTCTGTTCCACCAACTGTACGGGCTTAAAAGATTCTTTTACCGCAAACAAATTTCCCTCACTTTCGTTTGGAACAATCGTAACAACCGGATAACGGGAACGGTCGCCGGGCTTTTGAGAAACTGCAAATTGTACGTTCATATCAAAGATAATTCCTTTGACAAACTTCTTTTCTTCCAATATGGCGTCGAATGTATCACGGATATTGGGTATTGTTGACGCCGTCCCCTTTGTCGTGAATTGCCATACCCCGCCAACGCCACGAACCAACGGAACAATAAAAGTTACGGTTAACGTTACAATCCATCCGTCGCCGCCGTTTAATACGGCACGGTTGGGGTGCTTTTCCGCAACCCCCGCCATCAAATTGGGATAATCCTTTGTACTATATTGACAATATTGTTTTCCGTTCCATACAAAGAACGTTTCCCCGTCGCCGTATGCTATGCGTCGCCCGTCGTCGTCCCGGTATTCGTACATTTCATTGCAAACCTTTTCCGGGGCGTCGTCCGGGAAAACAATCTGTATTGTTTGCGGTTTCTCGCCGTATGCTTTCGTAAACAATCCTGCATACTTTCCGGTTGGTATAAAATAATCAACGCTTTTTGGGTATTCTTTGCCGTTTGCCGCCTTTTCCTTGTACCCTACTTTGATAAACCCCACACGTGGCAAAACAACACGTTGTATGCCGGTGGTTGGTCTGTTTATGTTTATACGTCCTTTCATAATCAAATATCAATTTCAGTATTCAACAAATCTTTCTTTGTCACGGGTTCCGGCTTTTTAGGCTGTTTTTCTTCGATTTTATCCACTTTTTCTTTTTTTGGTGTAATTGTACGTTTTGCGGTTTTCTTTTCCTTGACGGGCTTGTTTTCCGCCGTTTTTGCCGTTTTTCGTGTGGTTCTCTTTACGGTCTTGGTTTTCTTTTCCTCCGGTTCCGGTTGTGGTTCGGGTTCCGGGTCTTTCTTCAAATCCTCAACGGTAACGGCTTTTTCCGGTTCCGGCTTTTTCTTTTCCGCCGGGGCTTTGCTTTTAACAAGTTCCGCCAACGTCAGCGAAACAATATTGTTTGTCAAATCCGGTTCGTTATCCAATGATATTTCCCCGGAAACCGCCGTAAATGTATTATCCCGTTTTTCGTCCTCAATTGCTGCCAACTCCAAAAGATACGGGATTTTCTTTGCGTTCGGGCTGTCTGTTTGGTCTTTCAAATTGTACGTCGGTTTCTTTCGCCAATCTTTCGGGCTGAAATTGAAAACACGGTCAATCGGAATATCCGGGAAATTTTCGTTCCACATCATCGCATATAAATGCAACTGAATTTCCGCTTCTTCGTAAAATCCTTTGCGCCCGCTTTTGAAATCCACAATTGCGTTTATGTATTCTTTTGAACCGGGCTTTGATAACATCGTACACGGCAAATCAATCATTCCGGCGTAATTATGAACGGGGTGTACCAACGCAATTTCCACGGCTAACGGTTTAACGTCATAATCCAAAACAAATTGCGCAAATGCCAATATGTCCTTTTTGAAATCATCAGCGTAATAAATGAAATCGGCTGGCAATTTGTTGTTATCAATATAATCTTTTAATTTGGCTTTCAGTCCGTCCAAATCATAAACCCGGTTAATTATAAGTTCCTCAAATTGGGCGTGCATAAATGTACCATACGCCGCCCGTTCTGCTTTGTATCGTTCCGCCTCGTCAATACCTTTGTCGGCAATCCATTTAATCAGAAATTCCGATTTTGGCATTGTCTGCGATAATATGGTTGTAACTGACGGATAAAATTCCGGGGTTCCGTTGTCGTCAAACTTGTAATAATATCGGTGTCCTTTGCTGTTTAGCTGCCATACTTTATACGGCGGTTCGATTAATGCGCCATCAAAGAACATTGCCGTCATTTCCTCAACCGTCATGCCCGGCACAATTTCAAAAGCCCCGGCGGGCTGTTCTATTTCGACGGCATCCAATCCGGGGACAATCTGTTGTTCATCGTTTATTTCCGGGAATTTATCGGCGGGCAATTGTCCCATTGCTTCCGCCAACTTCTTAACCGCATTTACTGCGTTACCCATTGTGTTTGCAATACTTTTTTCCGGGTTTTCCGGCTGTTTCTTTTTCGCTCTCATGTTATTTGCTCTTTAATTCGTTAAACAATACATAAACCATTAATCCACACATTGCAGAAAACAAAAAATGGATATAATTCCAAAATCCGGCAATAAAACATATTACTCCGAAAATGCTAAATATCATTGCAAAAACCTTTGCTTGCCACGCATCGGAAAAGAAAACATCAACCATCTTTTCCATTTTTTCGATAAACTTCTTTTTCATGGTTTTAATCCTCCATTCCAAACAGATAATCGGCGGAACAACCGCACATTTCGCAAATTATTACTACCCATTCCGGCACAATCCTTTTGGTTGTCCCGTTGCAAAGATTTGTCATATTTACCTGCTGTGCGCTTTCGCTTGCGCCCTCAAATAAACGGGCTGCAATATCCTTTTTCAATACCTTTTTTCCGTTCGCCTCGGAACGGGCGATTGCTTCATTTACTCTTAATTTCATATTGTTTATTTTTATGGTTATTATTCTACGTGTCCGCAATGTTTGCAGGTTTTTTCCTCAAATATCGGTTCGTATTCATACGGGGTTAAATACCCATCGCCGCCGCAACATTTATAATCGGCGTCGGTAACTTCCATTTCTCCGCCACATACCGGGCAATCTCCTTTTCCGACCAATACCAAATTCAGAAATGCGTCCAAATGTTCGGAACGTACAACCGAAATTCCGGTTGCTTTGATAATGCCGGCAACATCAGAAACCGGAACGTCACGTTCGATACTATCAAACAAAGTGCATCCCCAAAATTTCGGGTCGTCTTGTATCATTTCCTTTTGGATTAATTGATTTACAATGATTGTTTCAACTTCTGTTGCTTTCTTTCCGGCTGCTTTCGCCAAAATGTTCAATTCTTTGTCTTTTCTGATATTCATATTATTTCGCACTATCCCCGTGCGTGGGCTTAACTTCAATGCAAAGGTACAAATATTTCTTTAATTACCAAAGATAAATACTTTTATTTCAAATTTATTTTTGCGGGTTGTTTTGCAATTTACGGCAAACAATATATTTTTGTGGTACCGCATCAACCAAATATCGCTCTCGGTTACTGCGTAAAATTCCCCCGGTGCATATTGATTTATGACGCCGGGGGGCTTTTTATTTCTTACTCTGATAATACAACCATTTGTAAATTTCGCCGTAATATCCGGTTTCCAATACTGCTTTTCGTATGGTCTTTGCGTCGTACTCTCCAAATGTTACGTACTCATATATTGACGGGTTTTCATGCAACGCAAATTCAAATGTTATGTCAATATATGCGTCGCCGACCTTGTTAAACGCATGGTCAATCGGTATTGGGACGTTTGTTTTTCCCTCACAATAAAGAATCCGTTCCGGGAACGCCTCGCAAAGTAAATGGGAATTTCGATAACATTCTTTCGGCTTTGGCTTAATTACGTGCCGTATGTAGTCCAATTCGTAATCCTCCAATACATCAGCCGCCGGAACTATTTTAACGGGCTTTGCGGCGTTTAATAAGTCTTGGAAATACGCTTTTTGTCTTTCGTGCAAAGGTAGTTCCAACATCATTTCAATTTCTTTTATTATTATACTTTCCATACAATTTGTTATTCCGTCCATTCCTCAATATACATTTCATACGCTTCTTGGCAACAACGCCCCTCACAACTTATATATCCATTTGGGACGCCGTGGGTTCCTTTTTCGTCATCATCCAAAGGACAATATAAACACAAATCGTCGCTTAAATCATCAGCGGTTTTTAATTTAGGGTTCTTTATTTGCCATATACCCAATAATAGGGTTGCAATTAATAATACAAAGAAAATTAATATTATCACGTCCATATTTTAACCTTTCATTCTACCAACATAAGACAAATTCAATACATCGTACATTTGCCCCATAACGGCAAATTCTAACATTGCGTCGCTGTTTGCAACGTCGTTTATCCTCAACAATGGGTATTTGTTGCCGTAATCCGTAACGTACCCGTCCGGTTCAATGTCTGAATATATCCGGTCGTTGTCGCTGTTTTCAAAGTATTTATTTAGGCTTTGCAGAATATTGTTTTCCAAATATTCTTTTCCCAATACTGCTTTTATTTTATCCTGCTTTCTTAATGCGTACCGCATGGCTTTTAAGTATTAAACCGGGGATTGCTCCCCGGCTGTTTATTATTTCAAATATGCAATTGTAAGTCCGTTCAACATCTGTTTTCCGTATTCGATAATTTCAGAAACTTTCTTTTCTATTGTTTCCGGGTCTGTTGGGAAACGTTCGTCTATGCTTTTATAAAAATCCGCTTTGTATGTTTCCAACCATTCCGGGGATTTGCCTAAACGCCTTTCTATCGCAATACATTGTCGTGCCTCTTTCAATGCCGCCTCACGGTCTGCCATATATACGGACGTTGAATAATTAGCCCGTTTTTGCGCCCCTGCCAATCGCTTTCCGTAATCTCCTTTTCCTACCAAATCCAAACGACCAAAATAAAATTCGCCGCTAACGCTGCACGCCACATAATCACGGGTTGACGTCCTTTTTGAAACAACGTTTCCGTTTTCGTCCTTAACTTCATATAAGTATTTTTTGCCCTTTTGGGTCTTTGTCAAAATGTACTTTTCCATGTCTTTGTTATTTTATGCCGGGGTTTCCCCCGGCGTTGTTTATGCAATACGAATTAAATTAGCTTTTTTGAAACATCTATATTCCTGCTTTTCGGTGTCGAAATAGGTTTGAACCGTGTCGGCTGGTTTACGGGTTCCGGTTGGTGCCGGGATTATGTCCGGGTTCATTGTTCCGTATGCCTCACGCAATGAACCGTCTATTTTCTGAAAGTAGAATTTTACAATTCGTTTTTTCATTTCGGCTTTCAACTTAATGTTCAACCATGCACATTTTAAAGCCTCTGAAAGTTTATAACCATTGCGTTTTACGAACTGCCACGCCAATTTGAAAATCTCGCTTAACTTGTTTCTTTTTTCTGAACTCATACGAATTTGTATTTGGTTCCGGGAACCCGCCCGGTCGGATATTATTTAACATAGAAACTTATCTTTATTCCTCTGCGCAATTTGCAAACGGTTTTATCATCGGTGCCATTAAATGCACGGCGCAACATCTTATTAGCCATTTCAACGCCAATCAATTCAATCAATCCTTTAACGCCTACAACTTGTTAACCTTTTTACCGTCAACAATACCGTTGATTTTAATGCGGAAATTGCGATTAATTTCTTTTGTTGTGTATAATAAACCGTTGTAAATTGTTGTTGCCATTTTGATTTTCTTTTAATTGTTCGGGGCAAACGCCCCGTCGTTGTTGTTTGACAATGCAAATATACAACCTTTATTTTAATTACCAAAAGAATTTCTTTTTATTTTATCGGAAAATGGCAAAAAAATTCTGTTTTTGGTTCAAAAGATAGTTATTTTGGTCGAATTTTCGATTTAAGCCACTTTTTCGGGCGAAATGTGTAATTTATCCATCCGGGAAAGAAAAGCCAGCTACGGGGATAAAAATGGGCAAAAACAAAAACGGGGTTGCAACGCTTGGTTACAATCCCTTGTTACGCCTATTATATGTATTCCCAATTATAACCCTTATGTTTTTTCATACGCCCTTTACAACATCGGATTATTAGTGTATCGTTAAACCCGTCCTTTTTGGCTAAATGTATAGATTGGTATATTTTAAGACAAACCCCGTTTTTCATCATTCTAACAGGTTTTGAATTTGGATGCAATACGCCCTCTTTACCTTGCATATTTTTTGCGTTATTTTCGCTCAATCGCTTTTTCGTAATAGGATTATTATTGTTTTCCAAATATGTAACCCAACGCAAATTGTCCGCATGGTTATTGGCTCGGTCGCCGTCGATATGGTCGATACATGGTTTGTTGTCCGGGTTCGGAATGAAAGCCGCCGCAACTAATCTATGTACTCGAAACGTTTTGCGCATCCCATTACATAAAGCAACGGTTTTATATCTATTCCCGGAACCACATGTTTTCAAAACTAATTGTTTCTTAACGGATTTTATACGCCCATAATTACTCACTTTATACAACCCTATATATCCGGGTACATCTTTCCAAATTTCCATTATACAACCATTTAAGTAAGCAACCAAAAAAGGGAAACGGGGAAAAGTGGTTGCATCTTTTTTCATCCGGTAGCTACTCCGAACTATCCCCGTTTGCCGCAAATATAGTTATTTTTCGATTGTTATAACCTCAAATCCGGTAATTTTTGTATGTGGATTTTTTGAAACAATGTCAAATTCACGATTTTTTATCCGTTTTGTTTTCCATAAAAAACCTAACCAACGCTTATATTGCACTGTTTCCGTTATTAAAAGGCTATCCCGTGTTATAATTTTGCCCGAAAAAGTATTATTTATAATACATCCGTCAAAGTCAACCCATTTGTCGGAATACTCAATACAACGTACAACGGTCGTAACCGTATCTCCGGGCAAATATACAATGCTGTCCCGGACGGTTGCCCGCAATTCGTTGATTGTTTCCATTTGGGTTGTTGTAACCCGTTCCAACTCCCGGTTCTTTGTCTGCAACGTCTTTATCAACTCCGCATCGCTCGCCCGGTATTTTTCAAACTCTGACAATTTCAGTTCCAAAACCCCAACTTTTGCGGCGTTCAAACTATCTTTTGTTTGGTACCGGGAAACGTCCTGCAATAACGTTTCCGTGTTGGTTCTGTATTTGTCCCTTTCCCCGGTTAACTGATTAATCCGGGAACGTTGCACCCATATAGTGAC